GCTAAACCATCTGTTCTTAAACTCGTTGCTGAACCACCATTAACTGTTCAACGTTTTCCAGCTTCAACTCCTGTTGCTGTACTTGTTGCACCACCAAAACTCTTATGCATTATTTGCGCTAAAGATGTTTTTATTGATTGTGCAGGCTGCAAACAACCCGTTTGTGAAACACATGCAAATCATTGTATTTATATTCCTCGCAAACGTACTGCCCCACCTTTCACACCTAATCGTATAGTTTTAACTAAGTGTACGCACCCTAATCGTGCACAACTTGCTATTAATGAACCATTTTATTCCGATAATTTGCCTGTTAATTACGATACGACACTCGCCAGTAAACCACCTGAATTTTATAAATCTGTTTATGCCCTATTGCCGTCCACTATTTATGCTGGACATGCGCGTGGTGCTGCAAAACTTGAACAAATTTTAATTGCTGCCGAAATTGTTGTTCCGCGTGGTGGTTTGATTGCCGACGTTGGTGCTGGTCCTGGTTATTGTGGTGCTGTTTTTAACAAACGTTTTGATGCTGAAGTTGATGCTTTTGAACATAAAAGTATACCTGTTGCAAAATTTAACCGTTCGAACTATTTTTGTATTAAAGACGGTTATGAGTTCTCGCGAACCAGCAGTTTCTTTTCAAAAAGAGCCAACTCTGGTGGTTGGCACGATTATTCACTTATTTTTATCGACGTGCAAACACCTATTGTTGTTGATTTACCTGACGTTTATTGCGCCTTGGCTAGTTCAATGCGCCTTGGTTCAAGTCTTATTGTCAAATTTTCTACGCCTGACCAATCTGACTACCAACGACAAAACAATTTGTCAACTATTTTGACACATTCTGCCGATCTTTTTACTAATTGTCGTGTCTATAAACCAGCTGCGTCACCTGAGTTATCTCGCGAATTTTATCTTATATGTCGCGATCGTCGTGCACCTCGTCAAGTTTGTACCAAGTGTATTGCCGCCATTCGTCAAGACATTTGGTTACTTGAAAACAAACGACTTTGTGCTGTCCACCACGCTGTTTTCTACCCAACTGCCGATGTTTATACACCTGAGTGCAAACCTTTGGTTGTTCAATCTGTTAATAATATTCGCGTAACTGATGCAGAAATTTTCGCTGTACGAAACGATTATCGTTCACTTAAGATCAGTCAAAGAATTAATTTTGCCGTTGCCGAAGTATTGAATGACTATTATACCGCCACCACTCACTCCGTTGAACCAGTTTTTCCAGTTGAACTCGTCACTGGTGTCTTCGGATGTGGTAAAACCACCTTTTACAAGCAGAATTATAAGTGGGGCGATGTTATTATAACACCAACCAATGAGTTATGTGCTGAGATTAAGAAAGCTCTTGGTCCGACTGCCAAAGTGTACACTGAACATGCTTATTTCACCCATAATGCCGTTATCCGTCATTTATATATTGACGAGGCTTTTACTTTTTACCCTGGTAAAATCGCTTTGTTCAACGCTTTTGCTGGTCCATCTAAGCTGTATCTTGTTGGTGATCCGTTACAAATACCATCTATCGATTTCACTGCCCAAAAATGGTATTCGACTTCCCGTACTCTGGATAAAATCTTTCCTGTTAATAACAATTTGGTCACACATACAGCGCCACATGATGTTACTAACCTCATGCGTTCGTTTGGCTATCCTGGTATTCGCACAACATCTAAAGTTGTGCGTTCTATATCTAAACATACTTGCACACTTGATCAAGCGCGTGCTATAGCCCAACGCTTAGATTGGCCTGTCATTAGTTATAATCAAATTGGTGCTAATGCTTTCGGCTATAATAGTCGAACTGTCCATGAATCTGTTGGTGCGCGATATCGAAATGTTATCTTGTATATCGACCCCTATGCCGTCAAAACAGGTTTTACACAAGCACATGGCCATGTCCGTGTTGCCTTAACTCGTCATACTGATAACTTGCTTATAATTGGTGATGCCGACGGTCTTTATCGCACTGCTTTTCATCAAAATTCTGCTATTGACCGCAATTGCGCCATTTTCGAACAAGAACGCACCAATGTTGATATTGTTGAAGACACAACTATTGCACCAAGCGTTATGCGTGACGCCGTTTCATACACTGCTTGTAATGTCGGAACCGCAGTCACTATACTTGAAGATCTCGTTGACACCCGTCTAACACATGACGATCATTTTGGTTCGGTTCAAACCGTCATAAATAACAATAAAGGCGGGAGGCCGGGCTGTCCTTAATTGGGGCCGTTATCTTGAGCGCATTAGTAAAGAAAAAGTGAGCGGTCGACATCTTGGTACACATGGTTTTGCTCGTCGTTATTACAACTTTGCGTCCACCGCTTTCTTTACTTTACTCGATCGTTATAGTAAACGTACGATCGGCTCGGAAACACCTATAGAAGACGTTGCTCTTTGTTTTGAACAATATTGCACCAAATTTTGTCTTGATTTTGTTAATGAACCTTTTGTCGATAAAACCAATCATCCTTTGATGCAAAAATTTCTCTCACTTGCCGGTCCCCGCACCCTACGTTATCTCGGTTATATACAACAACGTACCGATCCCGAATTATTATCTGCCCATTTCTTCGAATATATGAAAGCACTCCATGAAAAACAAATACCTAGTGCTCTTTATCAAAAAGATTTTGATGTTTTCTCCATGTACATTGATTTCTTTTCAAAGAAACAAGCTAAACCTGATCTACGTCATCTCTTCGAAGAACGATTGAAGGCTGGTCAAGGTGTGTCTGCTTTTCAGAAACACGTTAACGCACTTTTGGCACCTTATTCTCGTTTGCTTGCTCAGATTTTTCATGAAACACATAAACCAAATGTCATCTTTGCTTCCAATATGCCTGAACAAATGATTGGCTCCCGTCTTTCTGAACTCACCTGTGCTTTTGATGACAATCATCCTATAGCTCATTGTGACAATTTTGCTAACGATTTTACTGAATATGATTCATCACAATACGAACTATCTCCCTATGCCAATAGCATTGTTATGCTTGCAATGGGTGCATCATCTTTGTTAGTTGATGTTTATCTTCAGATGCGTGCTGATTGGGTTCTTTCCGACGATATGATGAAATTGTATGGCCATCAGAAAATGCATTCTGGCGAACCTTTTACTTTGACTGGCAATACCTTTTTCGGTATGCTTGTTATCGCCTCTGCCATTGAATTTGATGATCTCGCTTACGCCATTTTTAAAGGCGATGATTCTGCAATTCGTGGTGTCAATGTGCGATTTAACAAT